CACGACAAGGAACTGAACGCGATCCCCTTCAAGGTCTGCGTGCTCGACGAGGCGCACCGCGTGAAGGACCCGCGCGCCTTGCAGTCCCGCGCGATCTGGCGTGTGTTCCACAGCCCGACCGTCGAATACCGGTGGGCGCTCACGGGAACGCCGGTCGCGAACCACCCGGGCGACATATGGTCGATTCTGCACACGATCGACCCGGCCGGGTTCCCGCGCAAGTCGGCGTTCATCGACCGGTACGCACTCGTCGAGTACAACGCCTTCGGCGGCAGGACGATCGTTGGGCTCAACCCGACGACACGCGACGAATTCTTGTCGCTGTTGGACGTTCGAATGCGCCGGATGCTCAAGGCGCTTGTGCTCGACCAGCTTCCGCAGAAAACGCGTGTCGTCCGCCATGTCGAGATGTCGGCGAAGCAGGCGAAGGCATACAAGGAAGTTGCCGACGAGTACGTGCTGACCACGGAGTCGGGAGACAAGCTCGTCATGAACGGGAACCTCCCGGCCGCGACGCGCCTGCTGCAACTGGCGTCCGCCATGTGCGATGTCGACAAGGGCGAGAACCCGGCCGACCCCGGATCGTGGAAGGTCACGCTCACCGACCCGTCTTCGAAGATCGACGAATTGATGGCGATCATCGAAGACAACCCTGAGAAGCCGCTCGCCATCGCGGCCGAGCACCGTCAGCTCATCGACTTGGCGGCGAATCGCCTCGCAGGGGCCGGAATCGAATACGGCGTGATCACCGGTGGCGTCTCCGGCGCTGAACGTGACGCGACGGTCGAAGCCTTCCAGGCCGGGAAGCTCAAATACATTCTCTTCACGTACAAGGCCGGTGGTGTCGGCCTGAACATGACGGCCGCCGACACGCTCGTGCGCCTGCAACGGTCGTGGTCGCTGATCGACAACATGCAGGGCGAAGACCGGGTGCACCGCATCGGGTCGGAGGTGCACGAGGCGATCACGATCATCGACATCATCACGGCCGACACGATCGAAGAGACGCAAGTCGAGAAGCTGTACGCCAAGATGCAGCGGCTCGAAGAGATCGTGCGCGACCGTGAGCAGCTTCGGGCGGCCGGGAAGTCGACCGCGCACCTTGACGCCGAAGTCACGCTGATCGAGTCGACCGACTTGCTCAATCCCTTGGCAGACACAGTCATGCACGACGCGGTCGGCATGTTCATGGGAGGCATGTAAGTGAACGACGTCATGCGCATCTCGCAGTCCCGCCTGAAGACGCACAAGCGGTGCCTTCGTAAGGACTGGCTAGAAAACGTGCGACGGCTCGCGCCCCGGCTGTACGGCCCCGTTGGGGCTTTGCAGTCGGGTTCGCGGGTGCACGAAGCACTTGAGGCGTACTACACGCCGGACTCAACCACCGATCCCCGGCAGGCGCTCGAACACGCCATAGGCGCGGCGCTTGTCGGGTATGCCGATCAGTGTCAGAAACTCGGCGTCGAACCCGATCTAAGCGTGCTCGAAAAGTTCCGCAAAGACACCGATCTCGAACGCGCCATGGTCGAAGGCTACTTCGAGTGGCTTGCCGACGAAGGTGACGACTCGACGTTGCACTTCGTTGCGGCCGAAGAGCAGATCAGCATTACGGCCGATCAGCTCGGGGCCGACTTCGGCCGCCCGGTCGAGATCGTGGGCAAGCTCGACGCCCGCGCGGTCGACGAGGTCACCGGGTACACGCTCTTCGTCGACCACAAGACCGTGCAGAACTTCGCGCAGATCTTGCCGACGTTGCAGGGCGACCCGCAGATGCTGCACTATCACCTGCTGCTGTCGATCACGCGCCCCGATGAGCATGTCGACGGCGCGCTGTACAACATGCTGCGGAAGGTCAAGCGCGGGAAGACGGCGAAGCCGCCGTTCTACCAACGCGAGACCATCGTGCACAACGCCGCCGAGATCGAGTCGTACCGGCTCCGGCTGATCGGCCTCATCACGAACGTGATCGAGTTCGAAGACCGGGTGACGCAGCTCGGCGATCTCGGTCCGAAGATGTTCGCGCAGCCCACGAAGACGCGGGACTGCTCGTGGGACTGCCCGTTCTTCAATGTCTGCGACATGTTCGACGACGGCTCCCGGGTCGAAGCCGCGCTTGCCGAGCTGTACGAAGAGCGCGACCCGCTCGCACGCTATACGACCAGCCGTGATACACTCTTATATAATAGAAAGAACGACAGAGAGGAGATGATGAATGACCGAAGTGTTCGATGAGCTGCAAACTGCCTCGTTCCTGGTGTACGGCGAAACCAAACACGGTAAGTCGTCGCTGCTCGCCACGATGCCGACGCCGTGCGTCATCCTGGACATCGAAGGCAAGTGGCAGTTCTTCCAGGGACGGCCGAACCCAAACCGCGACGGCGAGCCCTTCCGGCTCAAGTTGTGGAACCCGGCCGAAGCACCGCCGAAGGCGGATGGAACGTGGGACATTGCGATCGTGAAGGTCACGAGTGCCGCAGTCCTCGCGCAGACGCTGCCGTGGCTCGACCGCACTGATCACCCGTTCGTATCGATCGGGCTCGACTCGCTCACGGTCGGGCAAGAGCAGGGGATCGAAGCGATCCGCAAGGTCGACGAGGACTTCCGGATTCAGGACTGGGGCGCTATCCGGCGTCGCGTCCTGTCGGATACCTCGCGCATCATGACGCGGGTGTCGGACCCGTCGAACCCGCTTCGCGTGTTCGCGGCGACAGCGCATAGCGTCTTCAAAGACGGCAAGCACCGACCCGCCATGCAGGGCGGGATTCAGGGGCGACTGCCGTTCTCGTTCGACGCGATCGTGTTCATGAAGAAGGCGCTCATGAAGAACGAGCAAGGCATGATCGCCGACGACGCCGCTTCGGTGTTCCGAGCGCTCGTCAAAACCCACCCGCTGTACGTCACCGGCTCGAACTTCGAAGATCGATTCAACCAAGCCGCGTACGATAACCCGAACTTGACGCAGATCATGCGTCTCATCTTCCCGGCTACGGCCGAAACGAAAGGATAAAGGACAATGGCAGACGAAACGTGGGATGACTGGATTTCCGAAGTCGAAGACAAGCTCACCCTGCCCCCGGACGGCGAATACGACTTCATCGTCACGAAGGCGGAGGGGAAGGTGTCTGGGTCGGGCAACCTCATGGTGCAAGTCGATTCGAAGATCACGAGTGGCCCGCACTCCGGCAAAGAGATCAAGCGGTTCTATGTGATCCGTTCCTCCGAAGGCAGCATGGCGAAGAAGTTCATGCAGAGTCTCGGCGCGGTCGGTATCACCTTCGACACGCTCGTGAAGCACAAGCCGACCATGCAGCAGATCGCGAAGGTGATGGAGGGCAAGCCCTTCCGCGCCAAGATCAAGAAAAAGGAAGACGCCCAGTGGGGCGACTACATGGAAGTGCAGTGGGCGATCAAGCCGCCCACGGGCGGCGCGATCGAAGTGACTGAGTTCCCCTCGCTCACTGAGGGCGAAGCGCTCGGCTACGGCTCGGACTCCGGCGCGGGTGTCGCGACCGACGACGACGCCGGATTCTAGACCCGGCTCATGAGGGTGCCCGCTTTTGCGGGCACCCTCTTTTTCATAAATGGTAGAATCACAGCACACGAGGAAAGGACAAATAGTGTTCACTGCACGAAGCCGACAAAATGCGTTTGCCAAGCGACGGCGCGCGGTAGCGGAAGCGCAGGCCGAAGAGTCCACGGAAGCGCCGGAACCCACGGCCGTTCCCTACGACACGCGAAACGCCGAGAGTGCGGACATCGTCGATGCGCCGGACGTCTCGACGTTCGCGACGGGCGGCGTCGTGCCGATCCCGGCGGCCGAGCAGGACGAAGAGACCGTGATCGAGTCCGGTGAGGCCGTCATCCCGGCCGCTGTCATCAGCGACGAGACGCGCGCGAAGGTCGACGCGGTACTGAACCATGCGATCACGCCCGTCGCCGACGAACCGAAGACGTTCGCCACCGATGAGCCGGAGCCGCCCGCCGCGCCCGCTGAGAGCGAACCCAAGCGCGGTCGCGGGCGGCCCCGGCCGCAAGAGACGATCGACCGCGACAACGCCGTGCACGAGCTGCTACAGGCGGCCGACAAGGTCGAAGGGGTTTCGAAGGAAGCGCTCGCGATCGCACTCGACGAGAAGGAGCAACAGGTGTATTCGAGCCTGCGCCAACTCACGAAGGAGAAGCGCGCCGAGACGCGGTATGTCAAGCCGCACGGCTACCGGTGGTTCGCACTCTGAGCTGCGGAAATGGCAAGGGGGTACCCCCGGGTTGCACGCCCGGGGCACCCATGTTATTGTTTAATACATCAAGGCAGAACACGCCGGACCGACGAGAGGACGAACATGCAGACTGACAACGACTGGGATGATCTCGACTGGGACAACGGGCAGAC